TTAACATTTACGCAGGAAACTACTAACATGGCAACTATCGCAATCTCATCTCTTCCCGTCGCAACTGCTGCTGCCGTTGGTGATGTCTTGCCAATTGTGCAAGGCGGCACCACAAAACAAGTCACCAACGCACTGCTGTTTACCAATGCAACATTGGTTGCGCCTGCGCTAGGTACTGTTGCCAGCGGCAACATCAGTGCTTGTACCAGCACCAGTATGGTCATGGTTACGCCTGTATTGGGTACGCCAACAAGCGGTAATTTGTCAAATTGCACAAGCACCAGCATGGTGTTGGTTACGCCAGTAATCGGTGCAGCTACAGGCACAAGCCTAGCGGTAACTGGTGCTGTCACTTCATCTGGCACGGCAGGCGTAGGTTATGCCACAGGCGCAGGCGGCGCAGTTACACAGCTAACTAGCCGCACCACAGGCGTAACGCTTAACAAGACGGCAGGCGCAATTACCATGTTTAGCGCAGCGGGTACAACAACTGCGGCAACCTTTACTGTGACCAACAGCACTGTGGCGGCAACCGATGTTGTCATCTTAAATCAAAAGTCAGGCACTGACTTGTACGACTTGATGGTTACTGCTGTGGCAGCGGGTAGCTTCAACATTACATTCCGCACCACTGGCGGCACGACTACAGAAACACCAGTATTTAACTTTGCGGTTATCAAAGCAGTTGCGGCTTAATGAAAACGCCCATCCTTGGTTCAACCTATGTGGCTCGCAGCGTCAATGCTGCGGATGCCCGCATGGTGAACCTGTTTCCCGAGATTGTGCCCGAGGCAGGCAAGGAACCAGGCTTTCTAAACCGAGCGCCTGGGCTTAACTTACTTTCAACGGTAGGCACCGGCCCAATCCGAGGGCTGTGGGCGTTTTCATCTAACGACATCACGGCCTTTGTGGTGTCGGGCACCGAGTTGTACAAGATTACCACCTCGTATGCAGCCACACTGCTTGGCACGGTGGCTGGCACCGGCCCTGTCAGTTTGGCCGACAACGGCACTCAGTTGTTCATTGCGGCCAATGGCCCAAGTTACATCTACAACAACACCACAAACGTCTTTGGTCAGATTACTGACCCTGATTTCCCAGGCGCTGTAACTGTGTGCTATCTGGATGGCTATTTTGTGTTCAACCAACCAAACAGCCAGTTGATGTGGGTGACTCAGTTGCTGGACGGCACATCCATTGACCCACTAGAGTTTGTCAGCACCGAAGGCTCACCTGACGGTCTACTGGCCGTAACGTCCAACTTTCGTGAGGTATGGGCCTTTGGCACAAACTCCATTGAGGTTTGGTACGACTCTGGCGCGACAGACTTCCCCCTGCAACGCATCCAAGGCGCGTTTAACGAGTTAGGTTGCGCTGCTCCCTTCTCTATAGCCAAGATGGACAACGGCATTTTTTGGCTTGGCCGTGACCGCCGTGGTCAAGGTATTGTCTACCGTGCCAATGGCTATTCGGGCGTTCGCATTTCTACCCATGCTGTTGAGTGGCAGATTCAGCAATACGCTGACTTAACGGACGCTATTGCGTACACCTACCAACAAGACGGCCACAGTTTTTATGTGTTGATTTTTCCTACCGCCAATACCACTTGGGTTTATGACGCGGCAACGCAAGCCTGGCATGAGCGTGCAGGCTTTGACAACGGTGAATTTACCCGTCACCGCAGCAACTGCCAAATGGCGTTTAACAACAAGATTGTTGTCGGCGACTTTGAGAACGGCAACATCTATGCGTTTGACTTGGACGATTATTCGGACAATGGCGGCATTCAAAAATGGTTGCGCTCATGGAGAGCGTTGCCCACCGGCCAGAACAATTTAAAGCGCACGGCGCATCACAGCTTGCAACTGGACTGCGAAACGGGCGTGGGGCTAAATCTGTACCCTGGGTATGACAGCGAAAATATTGACACTGAGTCAGGGTTAGACCTTATAGCTGAATACGTACAAACGTATTTAGCAACGCAATCAGGTGTTACTTTAACTACCGAGGCTGGGGACGGCTCTGAACCTTTAGGTCAATACGAACTGTCGGATGCCGATATTAGCGGGTACAACTTAGTGACCACGGCTTATCTTGCCTCACCAGGCTACGACCCTGAAGTCATGCTGCGCTGGTCAGATGACGGCGGTCATACTTGGAGCAACGAACACTGGTCGCCAGTTGGCAAAATTGGTGCGTATGGTCACCGAACCTTTTGGCGTCGGCTGGGCATGACTTTAAAGCTGCGTGACCGTGTGTACGAACTGTCGGGCACTGACCCTGTAAAAATTACAATCATGGGCGCTGAACTCATTTTGAGTCCAACAAATGCCTAGCCCTAACGCTACGCCAACGCCAATCACGCCACCGCGCGTGCCGCTGATTGACCCCCGCACGAATCTGGTTGACCGCGCTTGGTACTTGTTTTTCTTGTCGCTCAACAACATTGCGTCTGCTGTTGTTGATGACTCTGGGCTTACATTTAGCTCCGAGTCTTTGCTTGCGTCCTACGATGCGGCGCTTCGCTCGGTCAATCAAGAATTGCAGACCCTGCCGCCAGTAGTTACTTTGCCTGCGCCTGACGTATTGGGCGACTGCTGCTCTGCCTTGGTGTCTCAAACTGCTGAAATGCAAAAGCAGATTGAGGCTTTGCAAGTGCAGCCGATTGTTGACATCGCGGCTATCACTGCTGCCATTAACGCTGCGTCATCAGCGCCCGTTACCAAGACCGCTGACTTTACGGTAGCTGACAATGAGACTTGGGTTATTAACAACAAGTCAGGCTCGACCTGTACGGTGACCTTGCCTTCGGCATCTGTATATTCTGGCCGTTATTTGACATTTAAAAACTTGCAGGCTCAGACTTTGGTGTCTGCGTCAAGCAACGTGGTGCTGATTGACAGCACAACGGCTGGCACCGCAATCCTCTTGGCAGTTGTAGGAAATTGGGCGACAATGGTGTCTGACGGCACCAATTGGGTCATTATGCAACAGGCCGCTAACAACAACCTGCTTTTGGAGTAAACCATGACCGTATCAGTAAAAGTTTTTGTAGCCGCAAAGTTTGCCGAAAGCTCGCAAACAACCCAGTACACCGCAACTGGCGTCACGGCCATCATTGACAAGTTTACCGCGACTAACATCACTGCCACGGCAGCAACAATCAGCGTGAACTTGGTCACCGTGTCTGGCTCTGCGGGTAACACCAACCTGATTACCAAGACCAAGACGCTTCAGGCTTCTGAGGTCTACACCTTCCCTGAACTGGTGGGCCAAGTGCTTGGTGTTGGCGACTTTATCAGTACCATTGCTGGCACTGCCAGCGCGATCAATATCCGCGTTTCTGGGCGTGAGGTGACTTGATGATTCACCATCACTTTAGCTCGGGTGTGTACGCTAAAGAAGCGTTTATTCCTGCGGGTCAAATTTTAGTGCAGCACGCGCACAAACATGACCACCTATCTATTTTGGCTAGTGGGTCTGTGGAACTTATCGTAAACGGCGTTAAATCCATTGTTAACGCCCCCGCTTGTCTGACTATAGCGGCAGGGCAACATCACGGCGTAAAATCAATTACAGACGTTGTTTGGTATTGCATACACGCTACTGATTGCACTGATGAAGACGCGATTGATGAATTGTTAATTGTGCCTGGGGATATTGACCAGGCGCGTAATATTGCTCAATGTTTGAGCGAAGGAGTTTGATATGCCTTGGATGCTTCCCGCCGCAATTATTGGCAGTTCTTTGTTTGGGGCAAATGCCGCCAACAAAGCCGCTGACACTCAAGCAGGCGCTGCTGACCGCGCTGCTGAGTTGCAGTACAAAATGTACCAAGAAAATGTGCAACGGCAACAGCCTTTTTTAGAGGCTGGAGTAGGGGCGCTTAACAAGCTAACCGCTGCGGCTGATTACAAACCGTTTGGGATGGATCAGTATAAAGCAGACCCAGGCTACGCATTTCGTCTATCTGAAGGCCAGAAAGCACTTGATCGTCAAGCCGCTGCCCGTGGTGGCTTGATCTCCGGCGGGGCTTTGAAGGCTGCAACTCGCTACGGCCAAGACATGGGGTCGCAAGAGTACATGAATGCATTTAACCGTTACCAGACTGAACGTGCAGCCCTGCTTAACCCGCTGCAAAGTCTAGCGGGTGTGGGTCAAACTACTGCTAGTAATTTAGGCAGCGCCGGACAGTCATACGGCGCAGGCGCTAGTGAAGCATATATGGGGGGTGCCAATGCCCGCGCGTCCGGCTACGTTGGCGGTGCAAACGCGCTTACCAGCGGTTTAGGATCATACTTAAACTACAGCCAAGGACAAGACTATTTAAATAGACTGCGGCTCCCTGGCGTCGGCGGCGGTAGTTCTTTAATGAGCGAACCATACGCCGGTTATAACGCATCAATTGGACTACGGTCGTAAGGATCAATCATGCCATTAGATACACGAATTGCTCTTGGGGTTCAGCCGCTTCAGCTTGCTGATCCATTGGCACGCGAAGGCCAAGTACAAAACATTTTGGCCTCGCAAGCCCAGCAACGCGCTGCCGGTATGCAGCAACAAAGCGCGCAAATGCAAATGGATCAGACGCAACGTCAACTTCGACAAGATGAAGATTACGTTAGCCAAATGGCAGACGCCATAGGAAAAAATGGTGGCCCGCCAGACATGGAAAAAGCCGCGCGTTTAATGGCGACAAACAGAAACCCTGACGTTTCGCGACAAGGTGTGACAATGTTGCAATCTTTGCAACGCTTGGCCGCAGCAACGAAAGCTGGCATTTATGGCGCGCCTGCGCCCGTCATACCAAACGCTGGCCCTACACCTGGCGCAATGGGCTCGGGCACATTTGGTATGGATCAAAACGTGCCCATGTTTAACCAGCGTAATGTCCCACCACTTAACTTGACTACGCCTGCGGTTAACCAACTGACGCCGCCTGCCGCTGCGCCTGTTAATCAGCTTGCGGCAACACCACAAGCAAACGCTGCAAAAACATTAGAAACTGAGTACATGAAATTGTCTCAGTATTCAGACTTGCCAGGCATTAAAGACCGAATGGCCTTAATCGCAGAACAATTAAAAGAATTACGCGCGCCTCGCGTTGTCGCAGCAGGCGGTTCTGTATACAACGCAGCTACAAATAAATTTGAACAAGCCCCAGAAAAAACTAAACAAACCGATCTTCAAGTAAATTACGAATATGCCAAAAATCAAGGATTTACGGGGTCTATATTTGATTACGAAAGAAAACTTAAAGAAGCTGGCCGCGCTCCTGCTGCGCCTCGGCCAGAGCAGCCGCCAGTTGCGGTTGTTGATCCTGTGACCGGCAAGCCTGTGTACGTTACTAGAGAACAAGCGCTGTCAGGAAAAATGACGCCTGCAAGTGCAATGGAGGGTTTACCCCCAAAAGAAATTCAAGCGCGTGAATCTAAATTCCCTGCCGCTACATCTGCGGTTAAGACGTTTGAATCAAGTGCGGAAAAGTTAGCTACTGATTTAGAAAGGTTGGCAACTCACCCTGGCTTGTCTGGAATTTCAGGTTTGGTCTACGGTCGCACACCGGCAATTACCAAAGACGCGCGGGCAGCGCAAGCGTTGTACGACAGTATTGTTGCTCGCGGTGGCTTTCAAGAGTTGCAAAATATGCGCGCGTCATCGCCTACTGGCGGCGCGTTAGGCAACGTATCAAACCAAGAAGGTCAGTATTTGCGCGATGCGTTTGCGCCTATAAACCGTACGCAAGACACCACCGATTTGAGCAGATCGTTAAAAGACGCGGCTGTCGCAGCCCGCACGTCTAAACAACGTGTGCGCGATGCGTACGACATGACTTACGAATATAAGACGGGCGGCGGGGCTGCACCACAAGGAACAGGCGGGTTTAAATATTTAGGTAAAGAATAATGGCTACAAAATATCGTGTTCAAGGCCCAGACGGCGCGGTGCACGTCTTTGAAGGCCCAGATGACGCAACGCCCGCGCAAATAGAAACGTTTGCCGCCCAAACTTTTGGTGCCGCACCCAAGCCTAGTGAAGGTATGCCTACGGCCCCGCGCCAAGAATTGTCTACCGGCCAAAAGATGTACCAAGCAGCGCGCCCTTATGTGGCTCCTACACTAGAAGCATTAGGTGCAGCAGGCGGTGCGGTTTTGGGTACGCCTATGGGGCCATTGGGCACCGTTGGTGGGGCTGGGTTGGGATATGGTATTGCCAAGCAAGGGATGACCGTTGCTGACGTGGCTATGGGTATGCGCCCCGCTGCTCAAGGGGCCGACATTGTTGCCGAGCCGCTTAAAAACGTGTTGGAAGGCGCAACATTTGAGGCCGGTGGCCGTGTAGTCGCGCCGCTGCTTGGTAAGGCCACAGGCGCTGTCATGGACTTGCGCCAAATGCCCCAGCAAAAAGCCGCTGAAATTGCCCGCAACGCGCTTGCTAGTGATTTACCCAGCGCGTTAAATGCTTTGCGTAACGCCCCAGCTAACGTGACCGCCGCACAAGCAACCGCAGGCATTACCAATCCAACTTGGCAAGCCTTGATTGAGCGCCGGTTAGCTGCTGATCCTAAGTTTACGCTGACGCTAAAAAACATGAATGAGCAAGACGCCGTAAATGAATTGGCTAAATTGGCGGGCGGCGTTAGCGCAACAGATGTAAAAGTTGCATCGCTTGAGGCCAAAGGTAGGTTGAGTGCGGTTACCACACCAATGCGTGATACGGCTTTGGCCCGCGCTAATCTCGGCCAAGACGTGGCTGATTTAGAAGCCCGGTCGGGCAGTTTAAGCGACCAAGCGGCGTCCGCAGTGGCTGATGTGCGCCGTTTGGTCAACGCCGGAAATGTGGCTGAAGCAGCGGCGCGGCTTGAATTAATTAAAAAAGGTCTGCCGGTAGGCTTTACCAAGTACACATACAAAGGCGACTTGGCTCGGATGGCTGACGAGTGGTCATCGCAAGCGGCTAACGCATCGCTGGATTTGGGCCAAGGCGCTCGGCTGGCGCAAGGCGCAGCGGACAGCCTGCGTTCTGTCGGCATTAAACCGTTAAACGCGCCAGCGCTCGTAAGCAAAATACAAGGCTTGGCAACAGCGCCGGAGTTTGCCGGTAACGACATCATGTCTACGGCGGTAAAAAATGTCGCCGATGACATTGGAAAATGGACAACCAGTGGCGGTTTGATAGACGCCGTGGCTTTGGACGCAATCCGTAAAAATTCGGTTAACGCCGCCATTCGTCAATTGAATCCTGGTGCAGACGCAACTACCCAACGTAACTTGGCTGCGTCAGTTATGACCAAACTCAAGCCTATTATCGACGACGCGATTGTCAACGCGGGCGGCGTAGGGTACAAAGATTACTTAGCCGCATATGCCAAAGGGGCGCAACAAATTGCGGAAAAGAAATTGTCCGGCAAAGCATTGGATTTGTTCAAGACAAACAAAGACGAGTTTGTCCGTTTGGTTGAAGGCAACTCCCCTGATACCGTTGAGAAAATTCTTGGCCCCGGTAGCTACAACATTGCCAAAGACGTAAGCGAGAACACGCTTAACGTGTTACGCGACCAAGCGTCCAAAGTTGTACGTGAGGCCAACATCAAAACACAAGTAGCTGAAGGTCAAGACGCGCTCAAGGAATTGCTAACTCAGCACCTATCTAAAGTGCGCCTGCCGTCGTATATTACCGCAGTGGCCGCGACTACCAATAAAGCAATTCAAATTCTAGAAAACAAAATTGGCAACAAAACCATGCGGGCTTTGACCGAAGCATTCAAAACACCGCAGGGCGCAGCCGATCTACTTAACACACTACCCGCCAACGAGCGCAGCAAAGTGTTGCAATTGATTTCCGACCCAACTAAGTGGAGCGGGGTTGCCCCCGGCGCGGTTAACGCCTTGGCCCCCGAAAACCAAAACGCGCTTGCACCATAATGGATCAGCAAACCATTAACCTCATTTTGGGCGGCTGCATGGGCGTGGCCGGATGGTTTGCGCGTGAGTTGTGGACAGCGGTGCAAGACCTTAAAAACGACTTGTCCAAGCTGCCTACAATTTATGTTGCCCGTCAGGACTACAAAGACGATATGCGAGAAGTCAAAGAAATGCTCGGCAAGATTTTTGACAAACTGGATCACAAAGTAGACAAATGATTAATGCGCGGCGTCATACTCTTTTTGGCGCTGGTCACGGTATCGGTCGCCCAAGACAAGTTAATCCTAAATGCGGAGCCGCCCAAGAAGCCCAAGCCGCAGCCCAAGCAGCCAAGCTGCGCGGTGCAAGAGTTGTACGCCATAGCCTGGTCAACGCACGACCCAGCAGAGCGCCACAAAGCCATGCTAGAGTGGCTGGATAAATCGGTATGCAGTTCAGCCGACTACGTGATTATTTGGAACGCCTTGCCCGAATGGGCAGGCACATCAGACAGTCCTTTGCTTC